TACATTTGAAAACGATTAGAGGACCTCGGACCAAGGGCCTGGATTAAGATAAAAGTATTCTTAGGATGTTTAATATGGAACGCTAATTGGTGCGGACTAAACTGCACTTTCTTACCCTTGGTTACTTTTAACTCTATTGTAAAAAAGTGCCCGTTATTATTACAGACCAATAGATCAGGAGTGCCAAGTAAGCTAATGTTTTCAAGCCTAGTAAACGAAAAATCACTCCACTCTTTAACCAATTTTTTATAGAATTTAGCTTCTGGGCCCACTTACTTTTTAGGGGTAACACTGCCGTTCTTTTTATCCTTCAACGACGCTAACATTCCAATAATACTTGCAACTTCACCATATGGTCTTGACCATAAATATTGCAATATTTGTTTTCTTTGTTCTTCTGTCAGTTCAAACATATCTACTCCTTTCTATAAAATTATTTTAGCTTTATTTTGCGGCACCGTTTTGAGTACAACTCGTATACCTTCTTTGGCTCCTATTAAAGTATTTTCATGTGCTTCAATTTTTTGTATTTCAGATAGTCTGTTATTGCCTAAGTCAACATAAACTCTAGCATACATAATTGCATTACCTTTGCCTTCAACTTTACCCATGCCTTTGTTAAACTTGTCAGTAAACTGTCCAAGTATCTGCTGTAAGTCTCTAACTAACATTATAATAATCTGATCTTTCTTTTTTTAAATTTTTTACTTCTTGCTCTAATTTATTTATTTTAAATATTTGATTTGCAAGTTCTGTCTTGTATTGTGTGTTCATAGACAACAAATCACGTACGTTATTACGAAGTTTATCGATAATTCTTTCAAGATCATTAAAACCTCTATCATCTTTAGCTTGTTTAAAATCTATAACTATTTCATTTTCATGGCTAATATCTTCGCCATGTTCTTTGTAATTTGTGTATGTTCGTTTATCTTTCATATATTGACAATATAACAATGTTACCTTAAAATGTCAATATGGGTGTTCCAAAAAGATTAACAGAAATGCAAAAAAGATTTGCAGAATATTTAGTATTTAACGAAGGACGTACAACTGGTGCCGATGCAGCAATAGCTGCTGGCTACAGTGAGAAACGTGCTAGAGTGGAAGCATCAGAATTACAAAACCCCACATTGTCACCATTGGTAGTGCAATACATTGGAGCATTACGAGAAGAAAATTTAAAACGATATGAAGTATCTTATGATAAACATGTTGCTGAACTTGGCAAAATTAGGGAAGCTGCTTTAAAAAAAGGCGCTTTCTCCGCTGCAACAAATGCTGAAAAAAACCGAGGTATGGCAGCAGGATTATATATAGACCGTAAAATAATAAAAACAGGTAAATTAGAGGAAATGTCAGAGGAAGAGTTAGAATTAAAAATGAAAAAAATACTAGAAGACTACGCTCCGATTTTAAATGCAAAGGTCGTTGAGGCATTACCCGAAGAAGTTAGTGAATCCGAGTTATCTTCTTCACACAAGAAGTCGGAAAAACAGAACGTTCCGAAAAGTGAATAGACCCATCTTCTTCAACATCATAACCAGCAAAGATTCTAACAGTTTCATCATCTTTACTAAATAACCAACCTTCACTTACAGGTGTAGCTAATTTCATAGATTTAAATTCTCTTTCACTACCCCAGCCACCTTCTGTAATAATATCAATCCAATCAATACGCACACGTTTGTATGGAAAAGGCAAATCTTGCTTAACAGTCTTTGGTTTAGTGTAACTGTTAATTCTTCTAGATTTGTTTTTGGATTTCATAAATGTATATGTATGTCAAAAGTTTTAAAAAAACAATGAAAATGAAAAGCTTCGCGTGCTGGCAATACTAGAATTTGACCTAGGTAGACAAAATAATCTGTCACCTTAAACATAAAGTGTCTACCCCAGTGTCTACCCTAAAGTCATATATACCAACACTTATAGACCAAAGTGACAGAATGACATTATTTCTATAGTAGTTTTTATTTTTTTTTTTATTTCTTTTCCCATACATATACATTGTCATAGTACCCTTTTATCTGCCTCTTTTTGGACATAATATTTACGCATTATTGCCACTTTGTCTTCAGCTTCTGCAATAATTTGTAACAATTTATCAACTTCGCCCGTAATATCTATATGTTCTGGTATAATTATATTGTTTTCATTAAAAGATTGTATCTTATAACGTGCATCCTCAATCGTAGCTTCATATCTCTTTAGAAGCGTTATAAACAAGTGTTCGTTCATTTCCATCTCCTCATTACAATGTTGCCATTTTTCTTTTTGTATATAATCCATGACGTTTTACCGTCAAAATAGTATCCATCTACTGTCATTTTACACTCTTTTTGTTTTCCCATATATTATTATTAAACACTTGAATGAGTCTGGATATCTCAACCTCATGTTCTTTTTTAAATTTATCTTTAAATATTACCTTGCAATCATCTGCTGGTAATTTGGTTTTACCATATAACAACACTACATCATTTATCATTTTGTAAAGTCCCCTTCTTTCATTTTTACGTTTGCTTTTTCTTTCTCGTCGTTTTTTAGGTCATGATACATGTCCAATCTTTTCAAAAACCTATGTTTCCATTGCCTTAATTGCAATCCTTCTGCCTTGAACTCTTGATAATATAGGTCAGGCGTGCATACCATGATAACTCCTTGTTGTATCTTACTGCCGTAGACGTAGTCGTGGGCCATGGCGTATGCTGCAATCTGCATGTAATAGTCTTCGATCCATTCTTCCCTCTTCGGACGGTTACTCTGTTTGAAGTCAACAATAGTTTCCATGCCGTTGTGAAGGCATACAAGGTCTGTAGAGCCTGCGTACAGACCCGGATAGTGTAACGTAACTTCCGACCCATACCATTCTTCCACAGGTGCAAGACCGATCTCAATAATTTTTTTGGCCATGGGACTCGCCTCTTGTCCGATGCTTGTAAGATCATCGTAGCCAGTTCCGAGTATATAGTGTTCCAGGAATTTGTGCATAGATGTCCCCCGACTACTACTATGGTTTTTGATTCTATCTGCTTCTGCTTCACCGACTTTGGCCTTCCATTGTTTTATAAATTCTTGATTTTTTGTAGCGCCTAATATCGTAGTAACAGAAGGAAGTCTATAATTATTTATCTCGTAAACCCTGGTCCCTGATTCGTGGTCCGTGATCTGTTTGCCACTGATATAATTGTATTTTTCACTCCTCTTGATGCTTCGACCAATGTTATGATATTCTTGTATGTCCTTATCACTCATCGTCATTCAAACGCTCCTCTCTGTTACGCTTTGATTGTTCGTAACTTTCTTTCAACTCATCCTCTTCTTTCTTAAATATTTCATTATATCTTTTACGGTAAGTATCATTCGTTGGTCTAGATTTTCCATCCCATTTTTCTTGTTTACTCATAACTTCTTTTTTAATTCCTCTAAATATGCACTGTTTTCTTGGTTCCTAATTAAATCTTGCATGGCTGCACTTTGTTTAGATCTAAGTATCTTGGCATGTTTATGCCATGCCCAAGAATTAATTTGTCCTGACCATTTCATAATAAAATGTAAACTCTCATATATATATTTATCAAACATTTCTTTTTTCTCTCTCTAATGCTAGATCAATTACACTATCGTCAAGACTCTGTATGTCTGGTTCATAATGATCTATAATTTTTTCTATTTTTTCTAATTTTACAATAGAGTATGGCCAAAATAATTTACACACATACAACGCCTGTCTGTGTGAAGCTGACCAACGCCATTGTGTTTTCCAATTCTTAGCGTAATCTTTCAAAAATCTACGCTCACGTAATGTACCGACTCCTAAAGTTTCGTGAAAGAGTTCCATGACATTTAGATCAGTCATGGACATCTCCATTCTTATTTTCCAAACTTTACATGGGTTACGGCCTTTTCTTTTTTCAATTATTTGTTTAACATAGACACTACCCTCACCATCAAAAAGTCCAGCCATGTATGGTATATCTAATTTAAAAACAGGATTAGTCATTACTACCTTTAATCATATGTTTTAGTATTGTTGTTGTTGGATTAAAATCCATGTCTCTAGTGCAACTTACGAGTAACACTTGCAACAGGATCATCATCAACATAAAACTCAACAACTTCGGACTCATCCACATATATTTCCCCTTCCGAGTCACATGTATTACATTGTAAAACGATGTGTTCTCTACCTTCCTCTATATGACACTGCACATATCCATTCCCATTACAGTCTGGACATATTGCAGAGTGTCTAATCTTTTTTGACTTTGCCATTTAGTTTCTTCGCTTTCTCGTTTGCAATTGATTCAATGGTTTTACTTATAGATAATTGTGCATCGGGCAATAATACCTTCGACAAACTTATCAATGTCTTGTATGTTTCATGTGTTAGGGAAACATTTCTGTACTTGGTTATATCAGTCATATGACTTCCTTTCATTTATTAATGATGATAATATAGGAGATTAATTTTAAAAGTCAATGGCAAAATTTATTTTAATTATGTTTATATGTTCCAATATTATTGGCAACGAATGTAAATTGATACCTACACCGGTTGATCAATTTAATACTTACCATGAGTGCGCTTATTTTGGTTATGATTATTCTAGTACAATATTAAAAGATTTTAGTCCAGATTTTGTAGATCAATATAGAACTTACACAGCGTTTTCTTGCACTGAACAATCAACTATTTGACAATATGTTTAAATTGTGTTATGGCTCAATCTTCTCACCACAATTAAACCTATCCATCACTCTCTCTTTGGATAGGTCTATCCACACATACAACCAATAAGACTACCACTACCATCATTCATAATATGTAGATTTAATTCGTTTACATAGCCTGTTAGCTTTAGTCTTAGTATTTCGCACATTTCCATGCAATTTACTGGTGCCAATAAAGACATATGTTCCATCACTTGTTTGGTGACAGGAATTAATTGATACAATCCGTCGTTTAGTATTATTAATTCCATTATCTAAAAACTTTTGTAATGTGATTGTCTTTTGATTTTTTAGTTTTGAATTGTTTTTCACCATTGCTTGTCCCCAATGCAATTATTTTATTTATACTATGTGCTTTTAGTTCAACTTTTACACCATAAGATCGCCATGCTTTTTTAATCAGATTTAGTTCTAATAAAAATGTAGACCATTGACTTTGTGATGCGCCTTCTACGTTTATTGTTACTGTTTTCATTTTTTTACTTCTTCCATCCTTTCTTTCATTTTTTGTAATTGAAAATTATTACAGTTAAAAATAAAAAATGCTATTTTATCTCTTATTTCATTTTTTTCTTCGTGTTCTCTGTGTTTGTTTTCTTGTTGCACCATATCGATGCCCCATTTTGTTTGATCTGTCATTATCTCTCCAATGTTATTTCTTTCATGTCCTATATAGGATATTAATTGATAGTTGTCAACCTTGGCCTTTGTATCTTTTTGTGTTTTTTTGACGTTTTTCTGCTTTACTTAATGATTTTTTGTGTTTTCTAGCACCTCTTTTTTTAGGTTTATCACGAGGTGTAAAATATTTAAAACTTTGTCGGGCCATCTTTTAATAATATTTCGTGTTTTTCTTTCTCTGATAATGCAATAATAGGTATGTAACTAATTTTACCATTTATGTGTTGTTTAAGATCTTCACCACACAAAGAACATCTGTAAAATTCTGGTACAACTGATACTAGAATAGTGTCTTGATTACATTCTGGACATAAACCATTAACAACTTCTGTATTAAATTTTATTCTGTGTTTTATAGCCATTAGTTTGCTAGTGGATTACTTGTGCTTACTTTTATTTCTTCTATTTGTACTTGTAATAATTCTATTTGTTTTTCGTTAACTAAAATTTTTGTGTGACCATGATTAGTTGCACCATTTAATTCATCAGATAATTTTGCAATTTTTTCTTCTATTACTGCTATTTGTGCAGAGTAATCAGTTGTAGATCTATTCTCTAATACATTAATTTTTTCTGTAAGTTTGCCGTAAGTTGCAAACCCACCGCCAATTGCAACTACTGCTGCAACTAATGCTGCTATGCCAGCTAATTGATCTTTAAGATTTTTCATCTTTTAATTACTTTCTTTAATACTTTAGCTTGACCTGCGTGTAGTTTAGAGGCTTTTTTCAAACCTTTAATTACTTTTTTTACTTTTTTTAT